AATGTCGCGCGCACATAGGGGAGAGCGGGGTAGTGTGGAGGGTGGAGGAGGTTGGAGCTGGGTGGAGGGGATTAGATTGGGTTGGGAAGCGCTATGATACGGCGAGGGTTAGAGGGAATTGGTGAGGTTTGGGCCGAGGAAGGGAAAAGAGGGCTGTGGCGCGGTACTGACAAGTGCGGTGTTTCGGTCGCTTGCTAAGTTGTTGATTCCTGGTGGGAGTGGGCGAAAATTCAAGCGACCGGCCTGTGGAAAACTTTTTACAAGCTGAGTACTCTTAACTCACATCAACTCAATAAGATCGCAAGCGACATAGCTAATTGGTCTGGTCGTTTTGATCAAAAATCCAAGCGACTAGAGAGCCATTGTAACTGCGGAAAATAAACTGATAGAAGTCAAGAGGCGGCAGCGAAAATAAGGAAGATTTTGGGTGAACCGAATTTTTCACAGGTTTATTTCGTGGGTGGCTCAAGTGGATTCCCCTTTTCACGGGAATGACGAGCGGCGCGCGCAGCCGACCGACTGGATCAGCTAACCGCTTTTTAAATTGGTGCGCCCAGGCTGGGCTTCCAGGAGACGCTGGATTTTGCCCAGGCGACGCTCGATCATGAGAACCGCTATATAAAGGATGCCACCCAGGATCAAGCCTACTACCCAACCAAATAGAGAAACAACCTGTTCATTGGTCATGATTCCCTCCCCTTTTTACTTTTTGCGGTACTTGGCGTCGCGCCACTGGGCGCCGCGGCGGACCAGTCGCTCGGCCTCGGCCTTGAGGACCTCTCTTGCCCCTGAGACGCCGGCGGCAGCGGCTTCATAGAGCAGGTTTAACCCTTCCATCCCGTCATTGAAGTAGCGGGCAAGATCTGCATCCTTATCTATAACAGGTTGCTGCAGGTTGGTTCTTTGAGGCCGCTGAAGAGGCTTGGCTTCAGGAGTCGACAAGCCAAAGAGGGCGCGCGTCTCGTCATCAGGGTACAAACCCAATACTCGCAGCAGCCATTTTCCGCGAGGGCTCCGCTCACCCCTCTCCCAACGGCTGACCGTCCCCACCGAGCAGCCTAATTCTGCAGCGAGTTGCGCCTGGCTTTTGCGAGAACGCTCCCGAAGCACGGCCAGCGCGGGGCCAATCCTGGATGTGCCCGTCCCGTATTCACTAACTTCTAACCTTTTCTCGTTCACAAAATTTAACTAACTTGGGACTTGACTTGCCATTTGGGCTAGGCCATACTGCCTAGGCCAAAAGGTAAGGTCACGGTAGCGTGACCTGTTAAACCCATGAAGCGTACCACAAAAGACGGACATAGGAAACTCGGACCTGAAACATCCCGATTGATCCGGGGGATGCGTGGCGGGGCGGCGAAAATCGCGGTCCTAAGCGGGATCAATCACGCCTACATATCCCGAGTGCTGAGCGGGAAGAAACCCCCCAGCACGCGATTCTGGCTTGGCGTCGATAAGCTCTTGGCTCTGATCCAGGGCCAGGTTACGCGCGCGATCATTCTGCATGAGCATCCCGAGATCGAGCGCGGCCGGTAGTAAGGGGCTTGGGAAATCATGATCGATTATCACCCCTCCGACCACGAAAGACTCACCGCGAGCATTGAGAACGAGGAACTCCTCACCACAATTTCCCTCAAGGTTCCCCGTTGGGTGGAGGACACTTTCCTGCAAGTGTGCCGCGACACGGGATTAGACCTATCGAAGGCGCTGCGCATCGTGCTGGTGGAAATTGCGCGAACCCTCAAACGCCATTGGAAAAAAGGCCCGGCCCTGGGGCCGTTCCTCGAACACCTGGAGTTCAAGCCCGAACAGTACAACTTGTTTTTTGAAAGGCGAAGGTAAATGACGCAATTGACGCAGATGACGGAGGGGATCATGCGAGCAATCATTAGGAGGTTTGTAATTTGTAATTCCGATGGAAGGCCACTGCCGACGGCGAGATTCAGAAAACATTGGGATGCTTTCAAGGCTGCTATCAGGGCCACTCGGCGCAACCACAATAGCCTTTATGTTTATGACAGCATGGCCCGGCGCGGAGCTGTCTATGCCATGCGCATCGTTGATGGCAGCGTAGATGATTTCTTCCCGCGGCGTCGTCGCCGTGCGGCGCGGAGGGCATCATGAATTTGACTTTCGATTGGGTTGTCTTCTGGGTTTCGTTGGCACTGTTCCTCTTCTTCATTTTCTGGGCCATAAGGATGATCTTGCGAGCGAGTGCGCAGCGGGAACGCGATGAACTGCGCGCACACGCGGTGGACGTGGCGGGTCGGATGGAAGAAGTGAATCATCAGTCGTCAGTTTTCAGTCGTCAGTAGCGGGGCATTTATCTCGCCGGCGGGGGCCCGGCATCACTTATGAGCGAAACCATCAGCAAGCGAGAGGCCGCGCGGTTGCTCCAAATTTCAGTGCGCGAGATCGAACGCCGGATCGCGGCGGGCGAGCTCCAGGCCGCGCCATCTCCAACCGGACGCCATCGCGGGCGGCCAACCATGGAAATTCTAGTTTCCTCTTTGCCAGCAGAAAAGCAAACAGCCTGGGCGGGACGGGCCTACCTAACGCAAAGCCCTGAGGAGATCACCACACAGACCACCTCAATTCGAACCCTGCAAGACGATCTGCTATGCAAACCGTTCCGCCCAGGCGCGGCCGTAACCCCTCATCCGGCCTCCGATGTCGGCCACCCTCTCCCGCCAGGGCGGATCTTCGACCCCTTGGAGAGGGCAGGAAAGCAATTGGCGCGGCGCGACAAGCTGATTAGCACCGCGGCCGGGGAAGCGCAGTTGGTGCTGGAATTCGACCGCGACAAGGCACTCCGGTTGCTTCCCCCGGAGCTCCACGAATGGGCCTCGACCTGGTTCAACCGCCTGGTGGATGCCGGCCTGCTTTGCCTGATTGACGGCGACCGCGTGGTGCGCAATGGTGGCTGGAAGAAGTTTCAGCGCCAAGAACTCCGCGCCGGCGAGCGCTGCTTCTATATAAGGAGCAAGGAAGACGTCGTCCGCTACATTGCCGCTACTTTCCAGGTGAGTCCGGCCTTCGTCTGGGAACGTTGCCGGGAGTTCTTCGAGTTCTTCACCTACGTGGTGGGCCAGAAGCGCACCCAGGAACCTATTGACCTCGAGGTGGTCGCGCAAATCTTTCCCGCGCGCGCCAAAGACAGCGGCGGGCGTTTTCGCCCGCGCTCCGATGCGGGGATTTCCAAGACCATCCCTCAGCCGGCGGCGGAGCTCTTGCTCGCCCGGTACGGCGCGGGATCGCGGCCTGGCACGGACGGCTGGCGGCCGAGTTTCGCGCTGGTGCTGGATGAGTACCAGACCTGGCGCCAGGCAATCATCGACGCGAGCCAAAATCCCGACGAGCATGGATACCCGGAAGTTTCGATTTATGCCCTGCGGCGCCTGCTGCCCGCCCAGGCCTGCAAATCCGATCCGGGTCTGGTCCTGGCGCGGGAAGGTTCCGCAGCGCTGCGCGATCGCGTGACGCCCTACATCCTGCGCGATGTTTCCAATCTATTCACCCATCAATGGTGGATTGCTGACAACCGGCGCTCTCACCTGGTCGTCGAATCGACGAAGTATCCCGGCTACGTCTATCGGCCCTACGTAACCTGGATTCACGACGTTCGGACCATGTATCCCATCGCCTTCGTTGTGACCATAATCCCCTGCGCCCTGGTTACCTTCCGGGCCCTCAAAATCGGTTTCCTGACATTCGAGATAGCCCCAGACGTTTTCTATTCGGATAACGGGAAGGAGTTCAGGAACCTGATGATTGGAGGCTCCGGGGCCATCCCCTTTGAAGGCAACGATGTTTTTGACCTTGACCAGAAAGCCTTGCTGCGCCGCTTTAATATCAAGCATTGCCTGGCTCTACCCTCACGGCGGAACAGACTTACTGGCGAAACCCAATGCCACGGCCGGTCGAAAAAGGACGAACCCTGGTTTGGTGCCTGGATGAACACATTCGATCGGCAGCAGCCGGGAGCCTGCGGGAAAGATCCCTTTGATAAACCCGACAAACTCTATGTCGAGTTGCGCGACAAGGGAAAACTCATAACCGATCTGGAGTACGAGCGGCGCCTGGCCGCATACGTCAATGACCGCATCGTGAATCATCCCTCGCGCGGGCTCATGGGCCTATCACCGGCCGATGCGTTGAAGCGCTACTCACGCGAGGCGTGGGGGCTTCCAGAAGAGCGCGCGCTCCTTCCCGAGCAGATCGGAGAACTGATTTCCGTTCGCGACAAGCGCACCGTGAAGAATTCCATGGTCACGGTCAAGATTGGCGGCGAGGAACGCAAGTACGAACACTCCGCGTTCTTCTCGCTCTCGGGCCAGGACGTGGACATTGCCTACGATCCCACGGAGCCCGCTGAAATCTTTGTCTACTATAACGGCCGCGCCCTGGGGCGCGCCCCAGAAGTTCCGAAACTTCCTTGGGGTTCGGCGTCCAATCCCCAATCCCTAATCCCTAACCCCGTGTCTGAAGGCATGCGCAAGCAACGCCTCGCGACCAAGTCCGCGAGAGAGATGATCGTGCGGCGCGAGCAGGCGGCGCCGCCCTTGAGCCAAGCCGAAATGACGGACATCCGGGAACTGCTCATCCAGAAGCGCGGCCTCCCGGCGCCGGTGGCCCATGCGGCGTCGATCGAGCGGGTGCGCGAGCAGTCAATCCGAAAAGCTTCACCACAGAGGCCACAGAGACGGATGACGGCTGATGATATTGCCAGGGAAGTCCTGAAGGATGAATGAACTACTACAACGAGAACGATCCGTTCGCGGCAGCATGGTTGCGGGAGTTGATCAAGACGGGCCAGATAGCGCTAGGGGAAGTTGATGAACGGGACATCCGAGAAATCCAACCTGCGGATCTCGAAGGCTTCACGCAGTGCCATTTCTTCGCTGGAATCGGCGTGTGGAGTTATGCCCTTAGAGCGGCTGGATGGGCAGACGATACTCCCGTTTGGACAGGCTCCTGCCCCTGCCAAAGTTTCAGTGCGAGCGGGAAGCGGGGAGGCTTCTCAGATCAGCGTCACTTATGGCCCGCATGGTTCCGGCTCATCCGCGAGTTACGCCCTCAGCATATTTTTGGCGAGCAGACTTCGGGAAAAGACGGCCTTGCTTGGCTCGACCTTGTATCGGCTGACCTGGAAGGAATCGGTTACACCTTCGGGGCGACGGATATACCGGCTTGCGGCTTCGGAGCGCCGCACAAAAGGAACCGGCTGTACTTCGTGGCCGACGCCCGATGCGACGAATCCGTGCGATGGAACCGACTTCGATATTCAGTTGGAACGGATGGCGGCACGGCGCAAGAGGGCGAAGGAAGTCCAACTGACAGGGAGTGGCCGTTCAATGAATTTACAAATGGCAGCGCAGGCAGCCGCATGGCCGAGTCCGACTGCGCTCAGGCCAGCCCAGAAGGACTACAACGAAGCCGGGAACTCGGACAACCTGCGGAGGATGGTTGCGGTGAGCCCATGGCCGATACCGAACGCCCAGGACGGCGAGGGCGGTGGGCAAGCGAAGCGGGCAGTGAATTCAGAGAGGTCGAACGACCTGAACGACTTTGCGCAACTGGCGAGCTGGGCGACCCCGCGCAGCGAGGACTCGGAATGCGTAGGAGCGCATCGGGGAACGCCGGACGGGCTGCACAGCCAGGCTTCACTAACGGCTTCTGGGCCGACGCCGAATGGCTCTGGTGCCGCGACCAAAAGTATCGGGCAGTTGAACCCGGCACATTCCCGCTGGTTACAAGCGCTCCCAACCGTGTGGGACGACTGCGCGGCTACGGTAATGCGCTCTGTGCGGAAGTCGCCAAAGGCTTCATCGAAGCCTATCTCGAACTGATGACTGATAACTGATAACTGAGGACTAATCTTATGGACCTTCGAACCGAAACCACTCAAGCGTTGCGGGTTTACATGATGCGGTCGGGATTTCCTCTGAGCCTGATTGCCGACCAGGCGGGGTTTGCCCCCCAGACCTTGAAGCAGTTTGTTTCCGCGGCGCGGTTCGGAACGCCGGCTACAAAAGGCGAGGACACGGCGCGCCGGCTAAAGGAATGGCTCGCCGCGAACCCTGTGGCCCTGCCGGACCTGCCCGGCGAGCTTTACGAGACCCGGGCCACACGCGAAATGGATGCCTTGCTGGACGAGGTTGCGGATGGCGCTTGGGCAAAACTCTACGGCCCTTCGGGCTCGCAGAAGACTTTCGATTTGCGTTATCGCGCTGCCGAGGCCGCGCGCATGCCTGAACCTCGGCTGATTTATATCGAGTGCTCCGCTTCAGGCATGACGGCCAGGGTGCTCCTGCGGCGGATCGCCGCCGCCCTAGGAGTGCCGTTTGCGCAGACCATCGAGGGCTTACGGCAGCAAATCTTCTACGCCATGCGCCGGCGCCGCAGTTCGTTGGCTCTTGTGGTGGATGAGTCCGACCGGTTCTATCGACAACTCGATGCGCTCGAAACCCTGCGTGAGATCGGGGATGCGCTGCCGGCGCGCGGCGGCAGGCCGGGGATGGGGATCTTGATTGCCGGCAACGAGCGCGTGATGGAGATCTTCCGCGATCGGCCTGGGATGTATATGGAGAAGTGGCGCGGGCGAATCAATCAAATCGAGCTCCGGGTGATCGGGCCGTCGATCGAGGAAGCCAAGGGAATCATCCTGAAGGAGCTTGGCCAGCTCAAGGCGGAGGCCGTGAACACGATTCTCTACGGCAAAGACGGCAAGGGCGCCAACGTGGTTGAAGATCCTGTATCCGGCGAGAACTATGTGACCGCGCACGGGCTGTTCCATGCGATTCGGAGGATCCAGAAGCTGAGGAAGAGAAGTTCTCAGTCATCAGTCGTCAGTCTTCAGTAACTGAAAACCGCTGACTGACAACTGATGACTGATAACTGAGGACTAAATATGAACCCGATTGGGCAAGTTAGGGAAAGGGATGCCGAATGCGCAGTTCTGACTGGTGCGGACGGCTCCTCAATGATCTTCGTCTCGACGCCGCGCAAATGTCCGGTCTGCCAGGAGATGTCGTGCATCCTGATCAACCGCGACGGCAAAACGCGTTGCTGGGAATGCCACGGGAACTACCGGGATTCGGGATCAGGGGTTAGGGATTCGGGCGCGGGAAGGGCCGCGTAGCCATGCAGCAACTCTTTCACGATATCGGGAAATGGTCAGACACGACCTTCGGAGACGAAAGACTGAACAGTACGATCCATCATTTGGAATTAGAGGTTGGCGAACTCAAGGTCGATCCGTTTGAAATCGAGGAATATGCCGACTGTCTCCTGCTTCTCTTTGATGCCGCTCGAAAAGCGGGGTTCGAGTTCAGTGATCTTTTGCTTGCTGCACAGATGAAGTTGGAAAAGAACAAAGCACGCAAATGGGGAAGAGATCTCGGCGAAGGCGCGATCGGACATCTGCCCGAGGCTGAAACCTGAAAACTGATGACTGAGAACTGAGGTGGAACATGGACTGGAGCCAAGAAGACGAGAAGCGAATCCGCACCGCGGCCGTACGGAGCGTCAAACTGCCCAACTGGTCAGATGCGTCTGTGGATCGCTTATGGCGAGATGTGACGAACCTCGGGCCGGGCATTCCCGCGCCGACGCAACGGTGTCATTCCCGCGAAAGCGGGAATCCACTGAACTCCCGCGTGCGCGGCGACGACACCGAGCACGACGCCCAACTCCGCGCCGACCTCGAGGTGCGCGAAGCGGAAATCCTTGGCCGAATCGAACGGCAGCGTGCGGGGATGGCCGCTTGGCAACGCGAACGGCGCTTGACCTGGCTCCGCCGAATCGCGACGGCGGCGATCGCGGTCGGCGTGGGCGCGGCGTGGATTTGGATGATCAGCAAGTGGTAGCGCGGACCTGTTTGTTAGGTCCGCGGCCCGTATCTATGATGGCGAAGAAGAACCGCAGACCTTGGGAAACAGGTCTGCGCTACCTGCTGACCGTGACTGTCTGCTGAGGATCAAAACCATGAGGCCTCGAACTACAAATCGACCTGGAGGAGAGTTTTCGAGCATCCGGGCGGTGCTTTCGGATGTTCCGATTGTGCGATCGCACAATTATCGCCCCACGCCTATTCGACATCCGAATCCGTTGCTCCCGCTTCAGGATGCACAGGCAAGATCCCCACGGAGAGTTGCTTCGAATGGCGCGAGGACACGAAAGGAACGCGCCCTTGATCGGATCCTGGCGGCACAGCGAGCCTTTTCTTCACCGATAGTAAGTTGCGCCGAATGGGAGAAAGCTTTCCCGGAATTTGCTGGCTGGACGGAGGCGGCTCTGAATCGCGAGATGCTGTTGCGGATCGGCGAATTAATCTTGGCCGAAAAGTCGAGGAGATGAACCATGCGAACCATAGAACAACGTAAGATCGAAATCACTCGTTGCGACTTCTGCAAAGAGGAAACATCCCAGGGCTCGCAATGCCTACTCTGCCACCGGGATTTGTGTTTCAAAGAGGGGGGGAGTGCCCATGCGGCATACGACCTAGATCTTTACAGATACGACGACAGAGTCGGGCGGGTCGGGCAGATCTGCAAGGAATGCGCTGAAACCGACGCGCGCGGAACTGTCAGGTCCTTCCTTGACGGTATCATCGAGGGGTGAATCATGAAACCGAAAACCACGAGTGGCGCGATCAAGGTCCTGCAGCCCGATCTGCGCTTCCAGCATGGCCCGGAGAATCCCTTTCTGGCCGTGAAGGAACTGATCGCGAAACATGTTGGAGCAGCGAAGGCTGTAAGCATTGAGCGGATCGCGCAGGAACTCTGGCCCGTCGAGTGGAACTACACCCACCTCGACAAGAACATGCCGGAGTATCCCCACCGAGCGGAGATTCAACGCCTGGTCAAGAAAATCGTGCAGCAATTGCGCAGAAAAGACAAGCGGATGGGCTCGGCGCGCGCAGGGAAGAATGGGCCGCCAGGCTACTACCGGATTTCGACCGATCAGGAACTGGTCGACACGCTCAAACCCTTCTTTCGCCAGGCGCTCACGATGCTCCGCACCGTGCATGAGATGACCGGCATGGATCTATTCATCCCGGAATTGACGGGTAAGCTTCGAGAGCTCGCCAACCAGAAGCTGAGTGAAAACAGAGTCCAAGAGTAGAAGAGTTGAAAGTCGAAGAGTCGAAAAGTTGAAAAAACCCGAAGCCTTAATCCCGAATCCCGAGCCCCGAGGTTCTAATGGCTGAGGCGCTTCTTCCCGACACCGACGCGATCCCGCGGGCCACTCTCGAGTGGACGGAGTACCGAGGCAAGCAGCTCGTGCGTTATCGCGATGCCGCTGGCAGCGTGCATCGCATATTGACAGCAAACTACCAAGAAGCCTCAGAGGCCTTTGACCGCTACGCGGAACAGATGCGCAGCATGGCGGCTAAAGGGAAATCCAGATGCGGATGAAGCCCGAATCCCGAACGGGTGAATCCCGAGGTTGCGATTCTCGCCACTTTCCGGTCGCGCAGGAAATCTGGCGCGTCTACAACGAAGAGAACCACCTGACGTGCCCCTGGTCCGGGAAGCACGCGAAGATTCTGGCGCGCACGTTGGCAACGGCGCGCAACTGGGAAGCGAAGCGTTGGCACGACGCCATCCTGAACCGGTTTGCGAGCGAGGGTGTGAACGCCGCGGAGGACCCGGCAGTTTGGATTCCTTATCTTATTTCTTACGCGCGGGGCCCGCTGAATCGTTTTGGCAAGACCGACCGCGTGCCGGCGGAATGTTACGCGAAGCTGCGCGCGCTGTCGGCGCGCTACGCGGCCGCCCAGCACTCGAGCGGTAGCGCTGAACTTTAGTTCTCAGTCATCAGTTCTCAGTCGTCAGTTACTGAGCACTGAAAACTGAGGACTGATAACGGAGGCCTGCTTTATGACCGAAGCGGCAGCTCAATCGAAAGTCGGCGACCGCGTGCCGCGAAGGAGCGTCCGAAGCCATGGCATGCAATTGTCCTACCTGTAAGGGATTTCAAAAGGCGGTCTGGGATCTCATGGGGAGAGGTGCCGCTGGGTGGATCGCGGCTTGGTGGTTGCAGGGTCTTTGGCCACCTAAGAAAGGTGCCGCGAAGGAGGAACCCGATCCGCTGAGGAAGGTCTTGAAATGAGCGAAGCCGCAGAGGAGCGAGACAAGGTGCTGGCAGCGGTCTACCGCTGCATGGACGGTCCCATCCTTTTGGACATGGGCTTGTTATAAAGATTCGGAACCTAGTCAGGAAGCCAGACGGTTCTCTGCCTCAATGCAACTGTACCCCATGTGCTAAGGCGCGGAGGCTTCAATCCGAGGTGGCGCGATGAGCGAAGTTGCGGCAGGACGATTTGTGATTTGTGCATGGTGAATTGAAATGGCCTACGAGCACACAGACGTTCCGATAGCGCGGACCCAAGAAGGCTTGCGAAAACTACTGCAAGCACATAAAGGTTTCGGCTTGGCCGTGATATCCGAACAAGATCCTCAGGGCCGGGAACTTTCTCTGGAAGGTTTTCAAGCTAAGGTCCTGATCGATGGGATGCCTTATGTTGTCAAGATCATGGCAAAGGTAAAACCAGCGCCCAAGCACTCGAGTGATCGACAAAGAGAACTCTTCCGTTGCCAGGAGGAACGCCGCATCTGGCGCGTGCTTTATTATCACATCAAATCAGTTTTCGAAGCCTCTGACAGCGGAGTGATGGAATTCCGGGAGTTGATATTGCCTTACATTGTCACACGCGATGGGCGCACCATCGCGGATTGCATTCTGCCTGAACTAGGTAAGGCTATAGCCGGGAACGCACAGCGCTTGCTGCCCAAAACGGCCGGGGGCGAGACGAATGGTTAATAAGAAATCGAAAATGCGTAAGCCTCTCAGCGGGCTGTTTGCCGAGTGGCGGAAAGTCTCCGCAGAACTGTGCGGTGAGCCGCTGGAGGGGGAGAAACCACAGGATGCCGAGCGCCGGCTCCGTATCGAGTGGACGAACGAGCAGCTTCGGCAGTTCTACGCGAAAAAGGGTGGGCGGTTCACCAGGATCAATGGGCGGACAGTTTTTATTGAATGCGATGGGGCTTTGGTGAGCTCATGGAACAGCCTCCGCGAGCCCGAGATCCGCTACCTCGGAAGGTGCATGCGCGAATTGACCGGAGACGGGACGGCATACCGCGCGGGCAAGGTTCGCCAGATTGCGCGCGCACTCTGGGGGCCGGACGCCTGGGAGCCATTCCTAATCCAGCGGCTGGCGGACCGGTATGGCGTGGCAATCGATTCCCGAAGGCCGGAACCCGAAAGCCTAACGCCACGCCAAGCCCACGAACTGATCGAGGAATTGTTGTCGCGGTTGGCGCGCAAGGAAGTGGCCATGGCGGGCGACGAGAGCACGCCGGAGATCGATGAACATAAACTCGAAGAAGTGCGCCGCCGCTACAGAAGCCGTCGAATAGTTGAAAGTTGAAGAGTTGAAACGGAGCGTTTGATGCCTTTAGACCGCAACAAGGAATGCGAGTGTGGATGCGGCGAGAGCTTTGCCCAGCGGCAATGGAACCAGCGGTTCAAGAATCACAGGCACCATGATGCGCACCACAACAAGCGACTCTATCGTAGGAGAGATAAAGGCGGCGCGGGGAGCCAAAACGCGCCGTGTAACACGACTCTGTCGGCGCGTCGACCAGCCAGCCCGGCGCGAACGATTCTGTGGGAAAAGGCCGGAGAATACAGTTTGACGCATGAACCCGGGGCCAGGCCGGTAGTAAAGGTACGGCCGGATGGGCATGTGGCCCTGCAAAGGCTTTTACCGCTGAGGCAGGGGAAAAAGTCATCAGTCATCAGTAATCAGTTGTCAGTAAGAACTGAAAACTGAAGACTGACGACTGACAACTGAGGTTGAATCATGACCAAATGCTTGCAGTGCGGCGCTCCGATCGAGGTTGTGAGGGTGATTGTGGAAGGCAACTCCACTTGGCGCGAGCAGCGCTGCACAGGAAAGGATAAGCACCTTGTAGTGACCGAACAGCGGCTCGCCGATCCGGCGGACTACCGCCGTATCCGGGCAAACTACGTCCGCACACACCGAAAAGTGCGGCCCTTGCCCGCGTAAGATTGATGATACCGGTATCATCAAAATAGACTCGGCATCTTGACAATGCTGGATTGCATGTTATGAGTGAGATTGTGAGCGCCGATCAGATTGAGATTTCAGTCCGACTCGGAACCCCGATGCGCGAAATCGAGCAACTGATCATCGAACAAGTCATCGGCATGACCGGTGGAAGTATCGCAAAGGCTGCCGCGAAACTCGATTTGTCCTTCGCCACCGTCTATCGGCGCATCCAGAGCTATAAGGCGAAGGACATGCAGGACAAGCATGAGGGTTCATGATACGAACTTTCTGGATTCCCGCTCTTGCGGGAATGACGTAGGCCTTGCCTGATCAGCCTGGCCGAGGGCGGCGGCGGGTGCACACGCTGCCGTCGCCCAAATGCTGAATAAACAGCAACTCGATTTCTTGAAGCAAGTCGTTCCGCCCGCGCGGCAATCGGACCGCGACTACGAGATTCCCGCCTGCGACACCATCGCCCAAGCCATCCTGGAAAGCGCCACGCCGAGCGGCGGCTGGGGAACCTCGCCACTATTCCTTCAGGCCAAGAATCCCTTCGGGATCAAATTTTCGCATTATTGTCCGCCTTCAACTTCTTCGACTTCTTCAACTCCTTCTAGGCTTGGCGCAGTCGAAAAAGTCGAAGAGTCGAAAAAGTCGAATGAGGACTACGGCGAATTCTCAGTCGAAACCCAGGAAATCAAGAATGGGCAGATCGTCAAAGGGCTTGCGCAATTCCAGCGATTCCCGGATTTGACCAGCGCTTTCCGCGCCCACGCGCAACTTTTGCTGGATCAGCCGCGGTATCAATCTGCGATGGCGGTCCGCAGCGATTGGCGGAAGTTTGCCGTGGCCCTCATGGACTGCGGCTACTCGACGGATCGGCCAGGGATTTGCCAGGACACCAAGTGCCTCCACTACGCCGGGAAACTGATCGAACTCGTGACCAAATACAGCCTGAACGATTCCGGGATGCTGGAGTCCTATGCGACCTGGCGTGACCCGGAGAAAGCAGAGGAATCCAAGGATGGCACGTTGTGATTTCGATTGTGGGGATGGCGATCACGGCGGGGCTGGGATTCCTGATTGGCTGGCTCTACGCTATGGTCGAGCGCGCGGACTTGCGATGGCGGCTGAGAATCCTCCGAGCACAACGCGACCGCCTGCGCGAGAACTTGATTAAGGTGCGCACGCTACTCGAGGCGAAGGCCGCGGCGGCCGCTAAAGAGAAGTCATCAGTTGTCAGTCATCAGTAACTGATTACTGAAAACTGATGACTGAAAACTCGGAACGTTGAAAGGAGTTCGCGATGAGACGAAGAGGCTTTTTGACACTCGCCGGATGGCTGGCCGTGGTTCCCTTCCTGCCGGCGTATCTAGCTTGCCCGACGTGGCTGAAGTCGCTCGCGACCAAAATCAAGGACTTTGTTCCTACGGCGCTTTCGGCCTTCGCGGCGGTCCTACAGATCCTGATCGACAAAGGCATCCTGGGGAATCCCCTGGGCGGAGTGATTGAGAACATCGTGAAGCTGGTCAAAGCCGGGTTTGCCGACGTCATGGCCGGCATCGACGCCTACAAGAGCGCCGACCCGGCGAACAAAGCCACCCTGCTCGGGAAGATCGCCACCGCGCTCGCCATTATCGAGGGAAATCTACAGCAGTTTTGGAACGACTTGGTGATTCCCGACGCCGGGCTCGCCAGCCTGATCGAATCGCTGCTGGGCGTGATCCTGAGCGCCATCAATTGGTTCTTGGCTCCGAGCGGCGGCAACCTTCCCGCGCCTGCCGGCCAGCCGGCGCTCGCGCTGAAAAAGCGTATTGCCGCGGCGCCGCTCAAGCAATTGACCGTTGAAGGCCTGAAGAAGAACTTCAACGGCGTCCTGGCCGATGCCGGGATGAGTAAGTACGCGATCTGAAGGGAAGTTTTCAGTTCTCAGTTGTCAGTCGTCAGTAAGAGCGTGCGGAAAGATTCATCGCGGAAGGTGAGATTCCCATTCAGACCGGAGGATGCCCGGCCGCGCTCTTACTGATAACTGATGACTGAGGACTGAGGACTTGGAGCGATTGGAGATTTCCATGGCTTTTGGATTGCCGAAGGGCGACAAGGTTAAGGCCGCGTTCGAGAAGTACGAGCAGGCCATGTTGACCCTTGTGCGTACCGGAGATCTCGCGCAGGCGCAAGCCGAGATCGAAATCCTGAAAGCTTTCATCGAGGATTTGCGCCAGGCGTTCTAAAGAAGTTCTCAGTCGTCAGTTCTGAGCCTTCACTAAGAACTGGCTACTGAAAACTGATGACTGAAGGAGTTGAAAATGGCGAAAGTTGCGAAGAGTAAAGCCGTGACGCTCGATGTTCTTGTGGAGCGCCCGATCGAGAGCTACATCCGGGAGATTGAGGTTCTGCGGCTGCACATCAAGCGCACCAGGGCCGCCGCGATAAGAATCGAAGCGGTGGCCAGCGCGCAGATCAGGGAAGCCGTAGAGCGCATCAATAGTCAGATCGAGCACGAAAAGCAACTCCTCAAATCCGCGCTCCTGGATAAATGAGCCAGTGAATTCGGGACTGACAACTGACTACTGAGGACTCTGAACTGAATATGGCTGACCACTCCAACATGCGCCTCGGAAAGAAGCCGCGGAAGGATGATCGCCTCGGCCGCACGCTTAAATTGGCGCGGTATTTCGAGCCGGGCCTCCCCCCTCCGAAGCCCGCGGTGGACTGGCTTGCGGCCGTCAAGAGGTTCCCCATGTATGGGAACGACGTCCATGGCGACTGCGCGATCGCGGCGATTGGCCACATGATTCAGGTCTGGTCGGCGAATGTGGGCAATCCCGCGACGCCGTCTCAAGAGGAGATCCTGCGCGTCTACAGGATTTTGAGTCCGGACGACGATGGTTGTGTGCTTCTCGACGTCCTGAAATGGTGGCGGCAGAATCCGATTGCGGGCGTGCAGCTCGGCGCCTTCGTGGCCGTGAACTGGCACGACATGAACGAAGTCAAGACCGCCCTCGAACTTTTCGGCGGACTCTACGCCGGCGCGGCGTTGCCCCTGGCCGCCGAGACTCAAAACCTCTGGGCTTGGACCAGCGGGCCCGACGGCGTGCCGAATTCCTGGGGCGGGCACTGCATCAACTTCGGGCAATATGCCGGCAGTATGCTGATGCGTTGTGTGACTTGGGGCCAGATCAAAGACGTGACACTAGGCTGGATGGACGCTTATCTTGACGAGCTTTATGCCCTGATCTCGCCCGATTGGTTTGGCCCGGCGGGGACTTCGCCGGAAGGTTTTGACATGGCGACGCTGAAGGCGGACCTGAATTTGCTGACTGGGCCGGGAAATGCAGTTTATTACTAAAGCAGTTATCAGTCGTCAGTTGTCAGTAGTCAGTAAGAACTGAAAACTGATAACTGTTAACTGATGACTTCCGAAGGAGATGCTATGGACATTCAAGCGTTGCTTACGCTGTTCGGCCCGCACTGGATTCAGGCCCTGGTGGCTTTTCTCGCGCCGCTGGTCATCCAGTTTTTGAAGCGGAGCACGGCGCGCGGGCTCAGCTGGCTGGACCAGGCGAAGCCGAAGTATTGCGTGCTGACCAACTTTGCCCTGGCCTTACTCACGAACGCCGGCATCACCTTTGCTCACACGCCAGGAAGCCTGCTGATTCATTGGCCGGACCTCACTACCGCCGTGGCTGGAGCGCTCACGTTTCTCTTCACGGTGCTCGTGCAATTCCTGGCGCAGCATTTGCTCTATGGCGCTCTCTGGAAGCACGTCGTGAAAAGCCCGACGAACGAGCCAGGGCATTCCCTGGTGGTTAAAGGCACGCGGGGACTTTACAAAGTTGCGGCCGAATTTTTCAAGGCCGAGCAGAGAAAGGTGTCGCGCCCGTTCGTGGGCCCAGAGCGGAGGCAGTAAAGAAGTAGTCAGTTGTCAGTTATCAGTAATCAGTAACTGACGACTGAAAACTGAGGACTGATGACTGCAAGTCCAGCCCAAATCGACTTCATCCGTAAGCACGGGATCACGCATTGCCCGCCCGGACCGGAGATCGCGATGGTCTGGGGGACTATGCGGAAGAAGCATCAGGTGCGGGAGCTTTCCGAGCAGGATAGCATCCGGCTGCTTTGCGCCAGCCAAACTTTCCTGACGCGATGGGAAACAGCAGAGGCATCGCGGCACCGGAAGGCGGAAAAGGAAGCAATCTCGCAGATCAGAAAGTACGGGAGATCACAGGCTGACGCTCGATTGGCCCTCAGGCTTCACCGTGAGGCGCGGGCGAAGGGAAACTGATGATGGTTGATTCGGCAGCGATTCGGGATCTGCTTTTAGGATCTGGAGGCTTTATAGCGACCTCCATGACGGGGATCGGAGCCTACCGATTCTTTGCGAGTGGAGCAAAAAAGATCGCGCAGATTCCCATGGCCCTTACTTCCGGGGCGGAGGAACTCTCTAAGTTGCGCGTTGCCGTCGAGAATGACAATTCCATGAAGGCCTTGGTGATCGAGCAAGGCGCGGTGCTGAAGGACATCCGGGAGGATATCGGGAAGATGATGGGCGAGCGGCAGGAGATCGGCCGCGAGTTGCGGATCATATCAAGGAAAGTCGAAGGGCTTTCTATCTATGGCCAGGACCAAGACTAAAGCCGAAAACGAACTCGACCGGACGGAGATTCTTCGCTATCTCAAGGAGTGCGGGCTTCAGGCCGTGACCCCGAAATCCATCCTGGTCTATATGGACGACTGCCTTCGCGCCATCACGAATGAAGGTTTGGATTTCCACCTGCGCTATATGAAGGACCGAGGCTGGGTCGACATCGGCATCGAGGTAGTTCTTGGCAAGCCTGAAATCATCCGCTGGGCGCGCATCAAGGCGGACGGAGTCGATGAATTCGACCGCCGGGCGGCGCAGTTCGGTGAAGCTGGGGGGCGAGTTGCGTGAAGCATCAGGCCGGCAGGGCGGAAACCGTAAGGCTGACCCGAATCGAGAACATGCCGGAAGAGCGCCGGAAGTTCATCGAGGATTTATTGCGCCAGCGTCCGCGCCCTTCGGGGCAAAAGATTGCCGCGCTTTACAACGAGAAGTATCCGCCCAAACTGACCGGCCAGCCGGATCTGGATGCGTCCACGGTCTATTCGCATTTGAAGTTGCGGATGCAAGAGGTGCTCGACGAGATCCGCAGGCGCAAGGTGGAATATGCCGCTCAGATCGAGATGATCGGCGAGAAGGGCCTAGACGAAGCGGCCCAAGCGAATATCTGGGAAGCGCTGCAAACCATGTCGCCTGGCCAGCTCATCCTACTGCGCAGCGTCGAGACCAAGCGCAAAGAGTTGGAATTGAAGGAAAAAGCCCAGGCGACTCGCAACCAGGAACTCGAACTGAAGGTCAAGCAGTTCCAAACGCAGCAAGAACAGGGGAAGAAGGCAGTTGAGGAAGCCAGTGAAAAACTCGGAAAGGGCGAGTCCCTCACAGTTGAGGACATCAACCGCATCCGCGAGCGGACTTTCGGACTCCCGCCTGAAGCTGCCGCCGGTCATCCAGCTTAGGCCTTATCAGCAACGCTGGATTGACGATGCCTCGCGCTTCAAGTTGGCGGTAAAGTCCGCCCGCATCGGCTACAGCTACGCTACCGGCCTGGAAGCGATTTTCGATTGCCTGAAGCGCCTCACCACCTGGACGGTACTTTCCGCCTCCATGCCGCAGTCGGTGGAATTCATCGATCAATGCGAGAAAAACATCGAGGCGATCAATGCCACGGCAGAGCTCTACGACGAGCCTTTTGCCGACGAGTTGGGCAAGACCGACATCCTGGTGAAGTGCGCGCGCTTCCCGAACGGCTCGCGGATCATGGCGCTGCCGGCGAATCCCCGTACAGCGCGCGGCTATCCCGGCAACGCGGTGCTGGACGAATTCGCCCACCACGAAGGCTCCTACGGGATCTGGGCCGCCGTGTCGCGCCAGGTGGCGCTGGGACACAAGTTGCGGGTGCTCTCCACGCCCAACGGCGAACAAGGCAAGTTCTTCGATCTTGCCAAGGAATTCGGCCTAAGCGAAGGAGTGGCGCCCGCAACGAATCCCGTCAAAGTCGGCGCGTGGTCGTGCCACTGGATCGATGTGCGCACGGCGATCGCGGAAGGTTGCCCCATTGAGCTCGGCGAAATGAAGGATCTCTACAAAGGCGACGACGACACGTTCCGGCAGGAATTCTTCTGCATGTTCCTGAAGGCTACCGGGGCGTGGCTGTCGCTCGAACTGATTGCCGCGGCGGAGGATGATGCGGCGACGACCGAACTGCCGAGGTCCTTCGCTGGCGCTCAGGATGACAGTGCTCGAGGGTTCTTGTCCCTGGGCATCGACTTCGGCCGCTCGGGCGACCGCACTTGTTACTGGCTGGATGAATATGTTGGCGACATTTCCTGGACGCGTGCCGTGGGATGGATTCATAACATGCCATTCTTCGAGCCCCAGGGGAATGACCAGGTACATGCTCTGGCTCCGTTGGTAGAGCTTGCGGACCGCGTGGCGCTAGATTCCACGGGCATGGGCCTGCCGCTCTACGAATACTTCAACACCAAGTTTCCCGGCAAGGTGATGGGAGTGAATTTCGGCGGCTCCGTGCGGCGAGTCGAGCAGGGCGAAAAGGCGAGCGAACGCGGCCTGGCGTCCACGATCAAGATTAAGACCGACATGGCGGTGCGAATGAAGCGGCGGATGGAGCAGCGGAAGAACCGCATCCCGCGCAACATGGATGTCCGCCAGGAACTTCAGGCGATCAAGCGCGAGCAGACGGCTGGCGGAGCGATTACCTTCGACGCGCCGCGCATCGAAGTCGATACCCCAGGCGGCGTCGGCAAGAAGAAGGTGTACTCACACGCGGAAGCCTTTTGGGCGAAGGCTATGGCGGACCTGGCGGCGGAAGGCCCGGCGGCGAACTTTCTGGAAGACTCCTTGCTTGTCGGCAGTCCAGTGATGGACTACGCGGCGTTGGGAAGTTTTGATTTGAGGGAATTGTGAAAGAGTCTGATCTAGTTCCCGACTATTTCTTCCTCCTCTTACGGGCTGCTCTGCAGGTGAGTTTCGCATTGCGGCGGGCCGCAGCAGTCTTGGCGACAGATTTAGCTGTGCCGCCTTTGCGGCCGATTTCGCGCAGATATTCGGACGCGACGTTTTTTCTCGCCGTTGCGATGCGCATTTTGACGAGAGCCACGGCATCGTCGCACGCATCGATCATGGACGTCTGGAGCTCCATCAGCACATCGGATGCCGGATCCCTAAACTGGACACAAGGCATTGGGCCACGGGTTACAGCTCTGAACTCCGCGCCCGCTCGCTCAATAATTGCTTTGTATCGATCAGTCATTGCAGTTCTCCTTGTCGAGAGAAGCTTAAAGCCAAGCCGCTTGGCTTGTCAACCGTTATTTTTATGAACCGGTTTCAAAGAGCGTGGCAGGCATCGACATCTCGCGCGGTTACGTGCTTTGAAAGAATTTACGCGCTGCGCATGAGTCGCTTTGAATCGCAAACGCAATTCGCAGCCGCGGTTGGCGTCACGCAGCAGACCGTTTCGGATTGGGAATCGGAGACAGTGCATGCCGCGCCTTCCTGCCAGTCCTATGTGCGCTTGGGCAACATTGCGCCTTACCCCGATTGTCTTTGGTTTTGGGACCAGGCTGGATTCGACCCTGATGCGATGCTCCGTGCAGCGAGAAAGCTCCTGAAAGAGTCATGAACCGATTTCAAAGAGCGTGGCAGGCACTGACGGATGGCGCGGTTCGGGCTGCTGACCAGCAGCTTGGCATTGCCGCGCCCGAAACCTCTGTAGGTCAAGCCGGATCGCCATCACTCGAAGGGCGGCCGACCGCAGGCCAGGTCATGAAGCCCACAGAGCGTGGGCCTTCGGTAGATACCGGGCTGCTTGCGCCGCAACGGCCGGTGACGCCGCTGCCGCCCGCGGGACCTTCCACCATCGAGGCGATCGATGAGCAGGGCCGGGTGCAGATCTACGGGATCCCCGCTACGGCTTTTCCCGGAGGCTTCATTGTTTCCCACGGCGAGTTCGACCAGAAGATGTACGGCTGGCGCGGCGTGAAGGTCTACGAGCAAATGCGCCGCACCAGCGCCCAGGTCGACGCCACGCTCGAGAGCGTGATCCAGCCGATTATTTCTGCCAATTGGGACATCGTCGCGGCGGAGGAAGAAGAGCAGCAGACAGAGGGAGACACACACCCGGTTTCGAGCACGGGCGCGGGCAAGGCGACCGAGACCAAGAAGAAGCAAATTGCCCTGGCGGCCAAGGAAAACCTGCTGCACAACCTCGAATGGCAGGACGCGCGCGGCAACTGGCACTCGCAGGATTTCAAGACGGAAGTGCTGCGCACGGCTCTGCTCGAAATCGCTACGGGATGTTCGGCGTTCGAGGAAGTTTACGCGGTAGACGGCGGCGCGCTACGTTTGGCTCGCCTGGTCGATTTGCCTCCCGTGACCTTTTACCAGTGGGACACCGACCAGGACGGCCGCACGCTGCGCAACCTAATTCAATACGGCTGGCGGCGCAATCGCTACGAGCGGGTTGACGTGCCAGCGGAAAAAATCTGCACCTTTACTTATCGCATGGAGGGAGCGGACTTCTGGGGCCGGCCGATGACTCGCTCGGCCTACGAGCATTGGTACATTGTCGAGGGCCTCTACCGCATCGATGCCATTGCCGGCGAGCGCAACGGTATGGGGATTCCCTGCGTGACTTCGGGGCCCAATCCCAGCGCCGAAGACAAAGCAGCGGCGCGGGAATTTGTGACGGCGCTCGCCGCGCATGAAAAAACCGGCATGGTGCTGCCCAATGGCTGGACGTTCGAGCTGGTAGGCGTGAAGGGCACGACGCACGATCTCTACGAGTCCATCAATCATCACAACCAGCAAATTTCGCGTTGCGCGCTGAATACTTTCATGGACATGGGCCGAGGCGGGAGAAGCGGTTCGAGCGGCAACCGCAGCCTGGGCGAATCAGCACAGCAGTTCTTCTGGCTCTGTCTACAGAACGAAGCCGACTCGATCGCCTCGCGCATCAGCAACAAAACCCTGCGCCGCTGGACTTATTACAACTACGGGCCCGGCGCGCCGGTGCCGCAACTGCGCGCCGCTAACGTGGTGGCGCGCTCGTTTGAGAAAGTTTCCGCGATGCTCTCCCAGCTTGCCGCGGGCGGCCTGGTGGTGAGCGATCAGGATATGCGCGACGAGATTCGCACCCAGCTTGGGATGCCGCAGGAAAGCCGCGTGGGGCTCGTAGCCGTCAAGGGAGAGACGATTGATCTGGGGAGTGGAGTCGAAATCTCCGGGAGAAGCCCTGGGCAGATTGACACGGGACCGGGAAGCCAGGGACAGCAGCAAAACGGGAGTCAGGAGTCAGGAGCCAGGAGTCAGAATAAACCTGCCGCGCCAGCGGAGCCACAAAAGCCGCAGCCAGTTCCCGGCGTGAAGCCCGGCAGGCCGATACAGGCGAGCGATGGCGCGCGGTTCGCTGGACGCTTGCGGGCCACAGTTTCGCCCTATTGGCACCAGCCCGTGGCCGAGACGGAGACCCACGTCGATTGGGGCGCCCACCACCGCAACATGACTACGGGTGAGGCGGCGGTGCGCGAGGCTTTGGAGACCGCCAAAATTGGCGTGATCCAGCGCGTGGCGGGGCAATTCTCGAAGCAACTCGCGGAAGGCAAAAAGCCCAGCGAGATTGTGCTACCGCATGATGAGGAATTGCAAGCAGCAGTAGAGGGTTCTCTCCGGCCCGTCTATTCATCGGCCCGAAGGCATGTCCAGAGTGAAGTAAAACGTCTGCGCGCCAAGCGGCCCGGCAGCCCTTACGTCGCCGCCGTGGTGCCTGCCCTGTTGGCCGAAATCCCTGCTGTGACTCCCGAGCCTCTGCGCCTGATTGCTGAGGCTACGGTGCAGAAGATCCAGGGCCGGTACGCGCAGTCCGCCACCAATCAGGCTGCGGACCTAGGCGGCAAGATCCCGAGCCAAGAGAAAATGGCCGCCAATCTGAATGGCCTCTCGGACGGTTTCCTGGACGACTTTGCAGGCCAGGCGGCGCGCCAGGCGGCGCACGCCGGACGCTGGGACGAGTTCAAGGAAATCGATGACGAGCTGCAGGGCAAGGAAGGACATTACGAGCGCAGCGAGCTGCTCGACCAGAATACTTGCGGGACGTGCCTCGGCGGCGACGGCAAGACTTGGGATTCGCTCCACGAAGTGGACTGGAAGCCTGGAGACGATTGCAAAGGCGGAGATAATTGCCGCGGAACGCTGGTTGCGGTGTTTTGAAAGGAAGTCATCAGTCATCAGTCATCAGTCTTCAGTTAAGGCCTTTACTGATAACTGAGAACTGATAACTGAAAACTCTATGCTACGCTTCACCCTCAAAGTCGTCAACGCGAAGGATCTCGATATCGCCTTCACGGGCCTGGTCGCGCAGATCAAGGACTGGACGCCGCTTTGGCCGAAGGTCATCAATCAGATTTGCAAGGCGGAAGCGCGGGCGTTCTCGACGGAGGGCCAATTAACTGCCCATGGCCAGTGGGCGCCTCTCACAAAAGAATACGCCGAGCGCAAGGGGAAAAAATATGGCTCGCGGTTAATTGAAAACGCTTCTGGGCGCTTGCGGGCAGCGTTGACCGGCCACACGGCTGATACTATAGAGGAAAGCGCCCCATTGCGAATGCGCTGGGGAACATCACTCCCGTATGCCTATTGGCAGCAAACAGGCTTTCATATTTCCCATGGTGGCCGCTACGGAAAACTTGGATCTCACATCAATCGGATGTTTGGTGTAAAGGCTCGCGAAAAAGGCGCGGACTGGGAGGAAACGGTCCCCGCACGGCGGGTGATCGATTTTACTGAAGAGGATCGGCAAATCATTCAGCGCCAGATGCAGCGCGAGGCGCTGAATTTTGCCCGCCGGTTGGGATTCAAGATCGCAAGCGAGGCTGGATTCCGCGACGTAACCGTCAGCGAAGCCCGGCAAATGGGCGTAACGGCGCTGGCGGGCGGACCGGGGTACGAATGGGTGGGAGCAGTCTAAAAGGAGCACTTCTTATGAAACGCGATTGGGCCTTAAAGCACGCCTGGATTCTTGCATTCTTGATCGCGGCGCTGATCGCCGTGTCGGGCCACTTCGACCCATCGCCTCCGGCAACCGTCGAGGCGGCGTCACAAGCTATTCCCTGGGCCGGATACATCTGGGACACGCCGACAATCACAATCGCAAATGGAACGGCTACGACCACGGCAACGCCCAGCGCGGGTGTCTACCGCGCGCAGATAGTTTGGAAATTCGGCACCGTCTCGGGTTCCTACGGCACCTGCACGGTGCAGGCTTTGACCAGTTATGATGGCACGAACTTTGAAGCGCTAGGGTCAGCGGCTTCGATCACTGTGGCGACCGGGGAATACAACGTTTGGGACATTTACGGCGAGGCTCCGGACACGGTGGCGACTGTGACCACGCCTTCTGCCGGGACGACGTCGACCAGCTTGTCGGTGAACAGCTTTGGGTTTTTCACGGAGTATGTTTTCGCCTGCGGCGCCGGGTACGGAACCAGCGCGCCGGTGAGGATTAGCGTCATTTATAAGTGAAGTTGTCAGTCATCAGTTATCAGTAGTCAGTAAAAGGGGTTACTGAGAACTGACAACTAAGAACTTTTATGAAGACTCTGTGCCGCCTCACTCTCGTTTGGATTGGGTTGCTCGCGCTGCTCTGCGTGCCCTTGGCGCGGGCAACCACATATTATCTGCGCGCGGATGGTACAGTACTGGCAGCCAACAAGGCGAACGCCACGTCCTGCTCGGCAGCGGCTACGGCCATGAATGCCACGCAGCATAATGCAGCTACCTACACGGCGGGAGATACAATAGTTTCGTGCGATACCGGAGGAGTTTTTCGGGATGCCATCCTAAACCCGCCCACCGCTGGTAGCCTTGGAAGTATTATCAGCTATACTGCTTCGGGTTCTCCGACTTTCAACGGAGCAGACCTCGTTGGAACTTGGATAAATACAGCCGCCGACATAGATCAAAACTTTGCCGTTAGCGATAGTTTGACAGGTTGGACAGTCGGGGAATCTCCTCCAGGTTCTGTTGTGGCCCAAAACAACCGAGTCGAGGTCACGGCCACGGCCAGTGGTTATGGCAACTTTTCGAAAGACCCCGGATACCAAGGTGAGTATTGGGCTTATTTTACTATCTATGTCGTTTCCGGTTTCGCCATGACCAACGGGGACGTGATGGATGGCAGCGCAATCAACGATAGCGATGCTGGGGCTCCTCGCGTGAGACTTAGCATCACGCAGACGGCTGGAGTGCTCAAGTGGTATTGCGTGTATGGAACTGATGGTGGCACGGTTGACGTGGCATCCGGTGTGACAGTCACTACCAACGCTTGGTACGAAGTCCTAATGCATTACAAGAAGGCCACGGGGGCTGGAGCCAACAATGGCATGGCTCAAATTTGGGCCATTCGCAGCGGAGTTTCAACTGCCCTTCTCGATGTGACTAATGTTGACTCCGATACTACTTGGGCGCATGACCTTAAAATGGGCATTAACTTGTCCCCTTCTGCAACGGGAACACTCTACTTCGGAGATGTAAAATATGATCACACTTATCCTGTCGGTCTGAATCTCTGGCGATCAACATTTAGCACAGCAACGCCCAATCAGGTTTTCTTTGACGGCACGCGTGGAACCGCGCAGACTTCCGCAAGTTCGTTGGCTGTGACTGGTGATTGGTACTACGATGCTGTAAGTCGGCTCTATACCTACCGGGCTACAGACCCAGACTTACTCGTTTCTCCTGGAGTAGAAGCATCGGTACGCTCCTACGGTATGCAGGCATGGGAAAGCTATCTGTCCATCCAAGGTTTACATTTCACCAAAGCCAACTCCAATGGCCTCGATATCACTGCAAGTTGGGAAGGTGATCTTACTGGATTGAGTGTCACAGGAAGTCTCTCTGATTACAATTATGATAAGGGATTTGCTGTAGATACTTGGGAACATAACGTCAACGGGGTGACATTCGACAGTGATACAGCTACCTATAACGGTCGCTGGGGAATACATTTCGGAACCGTTTCGGACAGCGTGACCAACATTCTTTTGAAGCACATTGTAGCCCACGATAACGGATGGACTTCTACTTACGGGGGTGGAGGCATCGGGGCATTTGGCACGGGCACAACCAATTGCACCGTCGAGCAAAGCCAATCCTACAACAACACCAATAATTTAGGTATCTGGTTGGATACGGTGGGTGCTGGGTGTGCTGCGACGCAAAATCAAACCTCGGGCAACTGGCGTGGGATGCAGATTGAGGCTTCAGATGGCGTGGACATATACGACAATCTCTCTTGGGACAATATAGATTCGGGCTTTGAGTTGAGCCGACGAAGTCATAATAACCATTTCTATAACAACGATTCTTGGGGCAATTTAATCGGACTGGCCGTGCGTTCTTCGGCCGGTGGCGTGCCTGATGGATTCACTCGGAATCTACTGAAAAACAACATTCTGTCTGGCAATACGACTGCCCTTTATGCGCATGATGGCGGGGAGAACGATGGGACGAACGGAAGCAGGAATCTGTATCAGTACGATGCGCTTGGCCCTGCCGCAACCAACTTCATTACTTGGGGGGCATCAACTTTTTCGACTTACGCGGCATGGAGAGCCGACCCCGGATGCGGTGCGACAGATTGCTCGTACTCCATAGAGGCCGACCCGCAGTTCACAAACGCCGCAGGCGGGGACTTCAGCTTGAAATCGACCTCTCCCGCGCGGCACGCGGGCACCAATCTAGGCTCGTCCTACAACATCGGGCTCCGCTGTGAGGGGGCTTTCCCATACCTCACAACGACGCAGGGAGGCAAGTGGGACATCGGCGCGTGCGTGAAGAAGGCGCCGGTGATCGAGACAGTGCAATGAAGGAAAAGAAGTCATCAGTTGTCAGTTATCAGTTATCAGTAAGGGCCTTAACTGACGACTGAAAACTGAGAACTGAGAACTGATGATTGACGACTTATCGAAAAGGAGGAACGAGATGTTCAAAAAGATTATTGTAAGCCTCTTCTTGACTCTGGCCCTGGCGGTCAGCACCTTCGGCCAGACGGCTACGCCTTACGGACTCAGTTTCCCCGCAGGGACTCTGTCCGTGGCGGAGGCGACGCAGGTCATCAACTTTAAGAACACGTCAGGCGCCATCCTGACGGGATTTGCCATGACGGCCACAGGAACGAATTCGGCGGATTTTGGATTTGCAGCCGCGCCGGTGGCCCCAAATGTTACGGCCTGCGCCACATCGATTGCGGTGAACGCAGCCTGCAACATCACCGTAACCTTCACTCCGGGCGGCCTGGGCGCACGCAATGGAAATCTTTCCATTGCCTACGTAGGCGCTGCGGGTTCCCCCCTGGTTCTACCCCTGGCGGGCTACGGCGCGGCCTCTCCGGGCGCGGCACAAGGCAGCATGGCGCTTATGCCCCTAGGATTCGCCAACGCCGGCGCTACCGGCACAACGCTCTATAGCTTGGCCAAACTGACGGGGGCGCCCTCCACGGCGGTAATCGCGACCACCGCTGACAACAAAACCGGCGGCGTATTGGGCGTGGTGATTGCCGGGGCCGGGATCACGGGCAGCGCCACAATTTTGCAGCAGGGGCAAACCCTCTGCAATTTCGATAACAGCACAGTGGCGGGGGATTTCGTTACCGTGAGCGTCAGCGTGAATGGCGACTGCGCGGACATCGGTTCGACGCTGCCTGGCGATGGCAGCCAGGTGCTGGGCCGCGCGGTGAGCACCAACACCGGCGCGGGTCTTTACCTGGTCGCGTTGACCTCCGGCCTGGGCGTTTCCGGTGGTAGCGGAGTTGCCGCCACCCAGGCCGCATTCACTTCGGCCCCCACTCCCAGCGCGGCGGCAGGCGTGACTTTGGGGACAGCGTTGCTGCCCTTCGGCACGGTGTACTTCGGCACTGCGGCCACCAACACCTACAGCCTCAATCCAGTCAGCGGGCTCGCTGCGGCTCGGCCGATGTGGTTTGGGGATTATGGCGCAAATGGCGCCATTGCGTTTGCCGATCCCACTACAAAGACCAAGATGGCGCTGATCGATTTGCACAGCGCTACCGGCACGGCCACCCTGGCTTTTACGCACTCAGCCAGCCGCACCCTGACTTTTGCCGATCCAGGGGGCAACGACAGTATGGCCTATCTCGCCGCTACGCAGACCTTCACCGGCAAAACTCTGACTGCTCCAGTCATCGTTTTACCGACGCCGACTGCGGCTGGAGCGACGTTGGCGCCGACTTGCGCTACATCCGGCACCACGATCCTGTTCGGCGCAGCGTCGGGCGAGGTTGTGACGCTTCCCGCTGCGAGCTCCTCAACCATTGGTTGCTACTGGGATTTCTACACCAGCGTGACGGACACCACCAACTACAACGAAATCCAGGTCACAGGCAGCAATTACCTGCTGGGCTCAACTCTATCGTGTACCGCCAGCGCGTGTCTTATGTTCGCGGCGGATGGCAGCTCGATAAAGGCCATCAAAATGGGGCAGACAACCACCAACTGCGCGGCTGGAAGTTGGTTCCGCGTTACGGGCATCTCCGCCACACAATGGTGGATTCAAGGGGTGAATTTTGGTTCGGGCACGATGGTAACGCCGTTTACGGCCACACCGTAGAAGGGGAATCGAGAGTGGCTACCTGATCACGGATAAGAACCCACGGTCAGAAAAACACTGACCGTGGCTACCAGGACAACGACTATGGCGATTCGATATCTGGTTCCTGATGGAAAGCATTTGCCGGTGAGCGGGGAAGACGGCAAGGTCGATCACCGGCTGATGGGCGCGGCGAAGGCGGCGCTGACCAGCCCTGGCGGGCATCGCGGTAACAAGTACGAAGGCCCGGGCAAAGAGGAAGCCATTCGCAAGCTCAAGGCGCTTTACAAATCGGAAGGCTTGGATTGGGAAGCTTCGGACGCGAATGTCGGCGGCCTGCACTTCACCATTACGCTTTCGGATGCGCTGTCTGCCGGAGCGTCGCGCCAGCCCATCGCTCTTACCGGCCATTGGGTCAAGCGCACCGGGCAGCACATCGACATTACCCGGGCGGTTCTCGACGAGATGTTTCAGAACTTCGCCAAGGAGCCTATCGGGGTAAATGTTGACTACGATCATGCCAGCGAATCGCCCCTACTCGGCTTGCTGGGCCCGTCGCCTTCGGCCGGTCGCCTGGTCAAGCTCGATCCGGCCGAGGCCTTCAATGGCACCGATCGCGACATCCTCTACGGTTACTACGAACCCACGGATAAAGCGCGCGAACTCGTGCAAGGCAGAGAGTATCGCTACTTCTCTGTGGCTGCAGACAAGATCCCCGATAGGAAAACCGGAGCAGACCAGGGCTGGACAATCACTTCGGTGGCTCTGACCAATAAACCCGTGATCAGCGAGTTGCCGGAGATCCGGCTTTCGGAAGGGCAGGAACTTTTGATGGACGCTGGGAGCGTCCATGTTCCCACGAATATCTCGAACCCCGCCGGTGGCGGGAGAAATCAAGGAGGCAATCACATGGCACTACCCAAAGTAACGCTCAAGAACGCCGCCGACGGCACGCACGAAGTTCACGGCCCCGACGGTCAGATTGGAACGGTGGAAGACAAGCACATTCGGCAATACGCGCAAGAGCACCTCGATATGTGCAACAGCGCGAAGGCGAGCGAGGATGCCGCAGCCGCGCGGGCCACGCTGCTTTCGGAAATCGGCGCGCCTGGCAAGACTTCGGCAGAAGTGAAAGCTCTTATCGACCGCACTGCCGCGCCCATCAAGACCGAAGCGCAACTGCTTTCGGAAACCATCGGCGCGGACGGCATCGTCGATCGCGCCAAGCTCCTCGTCTTCGTCCGCAACGGTGAGCTCAAGGCTGACGCGCCGTTTGTGATGTCGGACGCCCAGGGGCGCGTAGAGAAGGCTCTCGAAAAGGGCTTGCTGACGCCCGCACAGGTAAAAAGCGGCTCGCCGTTGCGGCTCGCTTTAAGCGACGGCGCATCCTTTAAGGCGCTCATCGAGGACCGGCCTCCGGTTGTGGCGGTGAATACAATCATCGGCGCCGGCGCCGGGGATTCCGACAAGTCGGAACTCGAGAGGACCGAGGTGCAGCTCTCGGATGCGGTCACCGCGCGCATGACGGCAGCCAAGGAAACCCGCGATCAGGCGGAGCACTTCGTGGTCGGAACGCCGGAAGGGCGCGAGCTCTGGGAATCGGCACGCAAGTTGCGGCTTGCCGCAAATGCGGAAAAGGACTGAACCCTCGGGATTAGGGATTAGGGGCTAGGGATTCGGGAAGAAAAACCCGCATCCTGAATCCCAGGTCCCGAATCCCTGAGTCAATCTCGAAGGGAGAAAACGCGATGGATTATTTCAGCTACAGGTACGCAGGGCTGACGATGGTGGATAAGATGGCCGCCGTAAGCCCCGATTCTACTGTGTTCCCGGAGGGCTTCATTCTGCCCGCCGGTCAGAATGCGGCATTCCTCGGCATCTGCGAGAAGGGTGTGCTCCCCGACGCGATTCCCGGCTATGTGGGCGGCGTGTACGCAGGCTTCAGCGGCCAAGCGTGGCCGGTAGGCCCGGGCGGCAGCGCCATTGTTACGCCCAGGACGCCGCAAGGGCAGTCGCGCTCGCTGGCGGTCGGCCCCATCCGCGTTCCGGCGATTGCAGCCGCCGGGATCGCTCGCGGTGACCGCCTGATTATCGGCGATACCATGGGACGCCTGGCCAGCGTTGTGACCCTGGGGCTCCCAGCCGGCACTAACATCAATCTGGTGGGTACGGCCGACACGGCCGCCACGGCGGCGGACCAGGTGGTTTACGTCTGGCTTTCTCCGCTCGGCGATCGCCACGACACGGTGTAGATGTAGCGGCGGTCCATGACCGCCGTTCGGCGCTCGTAGAGCGCCGCGACAGGAAGGCTACGGCAAGACGGCGAGCCATCCCTCGCCGCAGCAAGTGTGTTCCTGCTCGGACAGCGGCTGGCATATCCGATGGGGAACCCGGCAGCGGGGGCCGCGAAATCGACGGCGCCTGACCCGCAAGTGAGAGGCATCCATGGATGCAAGTGCAGTTCACATAACGACGCTCGATCCACGCATCAGCGTGGCGTACCAAAACAAGCAATTCATTCACGAGCAAGTGTGGCCCATCGTGCCGTGCGACAAACTCAGCGGCATGTACAGCAAATACTCGAAACAAAGCTTCCGGGCCCAACTCGACAGCCTCGATGAAGGCGGCTATCCCAGGCGTTATCGCCTGGACATCGAGCCATACGGCCGGTATGAATGCCGTGGGCACGGCGTTAGCGTGATGCTGCTCGACGATACCCGCGACAATGCCGACAACCCGGCCGAAGTCGATATCCAGCACCGGAACTTCGTGCAGGCAGTCATCGCGCTCAACCGTGAAATCGAGCTGATCAACTCCCTCACCGCGGCGGCGATTCCGCAAAATGTCACGCTGGCGGGCGTAACTCAATTTTCCAACGCCGCGTGCAACCCGCTGCCTATCATCCGTGGCTGGTGCGTAACCATCGAGCAGGCTATTGGCGTCTCTCGCTCCGAAATGAGCCTGCTGCTGCCGCGTCCGGTGCTCGATGCGCTGATGGACAACGTCAATATGCGCGGCTACGTGCAATTTACGCAGAACCTGTTCAACGAACCCATCGGCCCGCAGAACATCGCCCGCGCCCTGCAGATCAAGAGCATCATCGTGGCGGAAAATCTGGGCCTGACTTCCGCCGAGGGGGCTGCCGACGTGCTTGCTTACAATTGGCCTTCGGCGGTGGGCGCCTCCATCTGCCTACTGTTCTACAGCACGCAAACTCCCGCGGCGCTGACGCCGAATTTTGGCTATTACTTCCGCTCGAAGATCGGGTACTACCCGCTGCGCGAAGTCTATAAAAAGACAGCGCGCGGCACCCTGATCATCAGCGAGGAAAAGCGCGACTCGATCATGGTCGAACCGAATGCCGCGTTTTTGGGGATCAACCCGATTTAGGAAAAACAGTTGTCAGTGGTCAGTTGTCAGTTCTTAGTTACTGATAACTGATCACTGATGACTAAATACTGTTTTTAAAAGGAGCAACATGGCAAAAGAAGAGGAAAGAAAACAGGGTCAGACGCGGCCAGCGGCCCCACCGCCAGCACCTTCCATGGAGCCTCCGGTCGCGCCGACGCGTATGGGAGCAACCTGGGAGGATGTTGCCTTCCTGAAGCAGCGCGGGAAAAATCTCGTCACAGTGGAAAGCGCTCAGGCGTTCATCGATCGGATGTCCTCGGCCGACTATGTTGAATACCTGCGCGATAAGTTCGAGGCCTCGCCGAAAGTCCCGCCGGCGGAAGTCTATAAGCCGCGGCAAGGCGCGGAGACCACCGAGGTCCTTCTCCATCACCCGATTCAATACGGCGTGCTGGGGAAAGACCGCGCCGTAAATAACTTCAAGTTTTCGCGCGGCCTGCACACGCTCGAAGTGGAACTGGCTGCGCTGTTCCTGACTTTCAAGGACCCGATCGGCCACCGGCCGATTGCGGAAATCCCCAAGCCCGTCGAGTCGGTGAAGGGAACGGTGACGAAATAGCCGGGAGGGAAGTTGTCAGTTCTCAGTTCTCAGTTTTCAGTAACTGATAACTGAGGACTGATGACTGAGAACTTTTCATGTCCTACACGACTGTCGATGACGTCGCGGCTTTGTTTCCGACCTTCTCGCGCAATGGGCCGAAAGGCCCTGCGGATGCCGTGATCCAGGGATTCATCGATCGCGAGGCTTCGCAGATCAATGGCATTCTTCAGCAGCGGTTCAGTGAAGCCATCGCCACCTTTCCAGGGGCCAATCTGGCGGCGCAATTCGTCGCCTACATTGCCAGTTTTGCCTCTGGGTCCGACCAACTAAATCTGTTGGTCCAGGCCAATACCTGGGCAGCGGCGGGAGAGCTAGCGACGATCTTTGAGGCGACTATCGGTGCGACGGTCGCGAAAGTGGCGGCAGCGTATGAAGCGAAGGCGCAGGAAATTTATTGGGAACTGGAAGGCCGTGATGAAAAGGGTGCGCTGAGAAAACCCGCTGTCGGGCGGTTCGACAAGCTGTTCGATGCGAGCGCGCGCTCGATCAGCCCCCGTGCCGAATTTTTTGGCGTGGCCGGGGGCGATCAGCCGCGGCAGAAAGATGAGGACGTGACCGGCTACTTTAACAAGTGGCCGGGGACGAAAGATGATTAGTTATCAGTCATCAGTAATCAGTAAGTGCTTTAGCTGAAGACTGACAACTGAAAACTGACGACTTCTTCTATGTGGATTCCAACTTACAAGCTCACGCTCGGCTTCAACATCGTCGATCAACTGATCGCTGTTATTCAGCGCGATCAGGCGGCGGCGATGGCCTACGCACTCGCGCAATTCCCCGCGCCGTCAGGGACGCCGGCGCCGGTTGCGGTCAGGCAATTCTGGCGCGGCGCCGGAATGAAGCCGGAATTGCCCTGCATCGTAGTGCAGGCCAACGGGCCAGACTATACACCCTGGATCCAGGACGAGCCCCCCTTGCACGGGCGCAACGCTTGGGGAGTTTACTGCGACGTCGGCGATTTCGACACCGAATCCGTCGTGTGGCTTGCCCAGATCTACTCCCTGACCCTGATGCATGTTTTGGTGAGCGAGTTCTACGGGCCGACCAATGGAGCGGATCTGTTTGTGGCGCTTACGCTGACCGAGAATGATGGGCGGACGACGCGCCGGACCGTTTCTTTTCCCCTAGGCGTGGTGGGGGGTTTTCTGATTCATTCGCCGGTTTTGCAGATAAAACCCGGCGATCAAGAACGTCCTACGCCCGTGCTGCGGGTGGCGATTGAGGGAACATTCCAGACAGAGGATTTCGCTGCTCCATGAGGAGATGGAAACATGAAAAAAAGCGATCAGCAGTCAGCCGCCAGCGATCAGCAAGAGCCGAAGGGCTATGAGCTAGTGCTTTCGCAGTGGGCTGGGCAGATCCTCCCAGACTGGGAAATTGAAATCTTTCGAGCTGAGCAGTGGTATGCGGCGCCCACCGGATGGCCGCTCTATCTTTTCGTTGGGCAGAAGATTCGCGCTCGCACGGCTGCCGGGCAGGCGATCCTTGAGCAAATGCTAGCGCACGGATATCTGAAGGAAGTCATCTGAAGACTGGAGTAACAAATGGCGAACATCACGAAAGTCTGGACGCCCAAGAACGTCATCCTGAATCCTGCGGAGGTTTTCATCGATGTGCAGGCGCCGGTTTCGGCGATCCCGCCCACACTGGGCACCAATATCTGGGCGGCTTCGGGAACGTACAGCATCGATACTACTGGCCAGCCCATGGACAATGGCAGTTCCGGAGTCTATGCGGGCGCGACAGCGGGGCCGTTGGTGGCGAGCGCGGCGCTGAAGTTTGACGAGATTCGATCAGATGCCCACGGCGCGCGTATTGACGCGGCGTTCATCAGCGCTGCCTGCGACCTGGAATTTACGGCGAATGAGTTACTGCTTTCGAACCTGGCGAAGTACCTGCCGGCGGCGGGCGCCTACACCGACGTCGTACTCGGTGCCAACCCTGCGGCGGACTTCCTGCAGATTGGCTCGCCGCAAAGTGCCAACGTTACGTTCCACAGTTTTCTTTTCACTTCGCCGGACCACGGCGCGGCGGGGAAATTCATCGTCGCACAGTTCTATCGATGCCTGCTGATGGGTCCGATCCCGCTGGCCTTTGACCGCAAAAAGATCACGCAGCAGAAAATCAAGGTGCGCGCGTATCTCGATCTAACGCGGGTTGCCGGCGATATGGTTGGGCAGATTGTGAAGACGCTGTGAGGGAAGTGACCAGTTATCAGTCCTCAGTAATCAGTAAAAACACTTACTGAGAACTGAAAACTGAAAACTGAAGACTTCGTCTGGAGGTTCTCAAATGGCCGCAGTTGTCACCAAAGTTCCCGTACCCGCCAACGTCTGGCAGGGCACGGTGGATTTCTACATCGACTCGACGCCGCCGAGTTCAGAGGTCACGCCCACCCAGGCGGATGAAATTGCTCTGGATGCCAACGGACAGCCCGCCTCGCTGCAGATGGCCGTGACCGCGGCGACCAACGCCTCGCCCATCGTCATTACCGGAGCTTCCACCACAGGCTTCGCCCTGAACGATATCGTGACCGTAGCCAGCGTCACTGGGAACACCAATGCCAACGGCATTTGGACGATTTCCGCGCTGGACGCGACGCACATCACCCTAAAGGGCTCTGCGGGCAATGCCGCATGGATTTCCGGCGGCACGGTAACTCGCGGCGCGCACGTCGGCTTACTCGAAGGTCCCACCACCGTAACCCTCAATCCGAAAATCGAGGATATTGGCAGCGACTCGTTTGAAGGTCCACACGATGCTGCGCTGCAAAATGTGGAAGTGGATGTGGAGACGGTAATGAAGGAAGTGGACCTCTACAAACTGCTCGCGATGACTTCGAACTTGAACTATGGCAACTTTGCCGCGCTGCCAGCTGCGGGCGCCTACACGACGCTGGGGGTGCAGTTCGGCGGGGTGCAGTCAGCCTCGATGAACCTGCACCGCCTGATGTTTGTCGGACCCAATCGCGCGGCAGCGGGCAAGTGGATTTACGTCTATCTGTTCAAGGGCTACAACAGCGACCCGATTCAATTGACCTTCCATCGCTCTAAGGCGAATTTGTGGAAGGTGAAGTTTATGGGAGTGGCAGATCTCACTCGCGCCTTGGGCGATGAATTGTGCCATGTGGTCAAGACGAAGTAGGGAAGTTGTCAGTTTTCAGTCGTCAGTTCTCAGTGACTGGTTTTACTGGCTACTGACCACTGATGACTGAAAACGGGGGTTTTCCATGAGCGAAAACGGCGCCGCCAAGCCAGAAGACTTTCGCAAAGCGTTCGAGAACCGCGAAGAAGTCGTGCGCCTGGTACTCCCCAAGTGCGGCTTGCCCGTGCTGGCCCGGCGGCTGTCTCCTCTGCGCGTGCTGCTGACCGGAAAGAAAATGGAAGAGGCCAAAGGGCTCGCCGACGCTGCTGCCCGCACCATGGCATTTTCCGACATCATGCTGGCGAGCATTCAGCAAATCCTGGTCCAGCCGCGCCTATCGCTAACACCAACCCCTAATCAGATCGATCCCAACTGGGTGCCGCTCGAAGATGGCACGTTCCTGTTCGATTGGGGGCTCGGGTTGATCGGCGATGATGGAAAACCCTTCAGCGATTTTTTTCGCGCAAGAGGAGAGCCTGCTGCAACTAGCGCAGGTGGCGGAGAGCTTCCACACCAGGCCGAGCGCGATGCTGGAATTGACGGGGGCTCCGGCAATCCAACTTGATTATGCGGCCGCCCAAGCATTCTGGCGCTGGCAGGCTGAAGTTTTCAAAGAGCAGTGAGGATCCGTGGGTGATTCCACTTTAGGGCTGCTGTTCACCATCGACGCTGACGCTTCCAACGCGCAGCAAGCAGTCGACCAATTTGCAGGGAATGTAGGGACCGGGTTTAACCAAGCGGCCGGCGCTACCAAACCGTTGAACGACGCCCTGCTGAGCAACCGCGAAACCGTGCGGCTGCTTTCCGAAGAGGCGGGGGTGCACCTTCCCCGCGCCGTCTCGAGCGCGATCGCGAAAATGCTCCCCGACATCGCGAGTCTCGGCACCGCATTCCTCGGCGTGTTTGCGGTCGAGGAAGTGATCAGGTTTGCCGAAAAGGTGCATAAGCTCGCCGATGAATTCAACGGAGTCGCCGCCGCGCAGAAGGTCATGGCCGCGGCCGCGCGAGAGAACGACTCGATCATGGAGAGCCTGGCGAAACATAGCTTGGATTACGCCAGGACCCAAGCAAGCCTTTTGGTCGCACAGGTAGCCCAGGAAGAAGCCACCATCCAACGGCTCAAGGACACCGAAGATGGAACCGGTCGGCTGAACACTATGACCGGGCAGCTTGTCCAGGCCTATCACTTCTGGTTTGGCGAGTCTAAAAACCTGGCGGCGGCCGAGAAACAGTTGGCCGAGGATCAGAAGCTCCGCGATTCGGTCGTCAAAATCCTGGGCGAAGATGAGGACAAACAGCATAAGAAGAACAAGCAGGCAGCAGAGAAGGCTGCAGCGGCGGAGGCGCGCCGCCTTGAGGCTTTGAATAGATTCAATCAGGAATTGGTGAAGGAACAGGCGCACTACGAGAAGCTCTGGGAGACCATGTCGAAGCATGATGCTGCCGAGCAGCTCGAGCTCGAAAAAGAAGCGGACAAAGCTCTCGGCCTGCATTCGAAGCACATCGGCGAAGCGGTTGGCCTCTTCACCCAACTCGGCGATGCTCAGTGGAAACTCACTGATGCCGAGAAGAACGCGCTGCCCTGGCTCGCCCTCGAGAATGACAAGCTAGTCCAGATGTCGCAGCGGAGCAAGGAAATCACCGAGGAGATTCAAAACCGAGACATCCCGGCGCGCCGCAAAATCGAGCTCGAATACGAGC